AGGAGATACACCTACTACTTCTGATCTTGAAGCCTATGAAATAGCTCAGAATACTGCTGACAAACGCTTGTTTGGTAGGGATGGCAGTAACAATATATTTGAGTTTGGTACTAACCCTACATCTGTGACAACAGGTGCAATTACAGCATCTGGGACTGTAACGGCTAATTCATCTTTAGTTTCTTCTAATGCTACGTTTACGGGTGGAACTATTAATGGAATGGTTATTGGTGCATCTTCAGCCGCAGCTATAACTGCCACTACAGTCAACGGAACGGTCATTACGGCGTCTACTAATTTTTCAGGTAACTTAACAGGAAATGTTACAGGAAATATTACAGGTAATGTTACCGGAAATATTACTGGCAGCGGATCATCCACTCTTACAACACTGGCAACTACTAATTTTACGGCTGGAGGTCTGACATATCCTACGTCAGATGGTTCTGCAAACACTGTATTAGCTACAAACGGTAGTGGTGCGTTATCGTTTATATCTGTATCTGGGGCATACAATTTAGCAAGTCAAAGTGAGGCAGAGGCAGGAACTGAAACGGGCGGTAGAATATTCTCTCCCCTGAGAGTAAAACAGGCAATCGATGCCTTAGCAGGTGCATCAAACATAGATGGCGGTACAGCCTCATCAAACTATACAGGCATACCATTAATCGACGGAGGGTCGGCAAGTGGCTAGTAAAATACAAATACGACGAGATACAGCGAGTAATTGGACAAGTGCCGATCCTACTTTAAGTAATGGCGAACTGGGTATTGAAACAGATACCAAGAAACTAAAGGTTGGAGATGGTTCGACAGCTTGGAGTTCACTTGCATATTATACGCTTGGAACTGTTGGTTATATTACGGCAACTAGCACTGATACTTTATCAAATAAAACATTAACAGCACCAAAATTTGTTGATGCTGGTTTTATTGCTGATGCTAACGGTGCGGAACAAATAATTTTTCAAACAACTGCCAGCGCAGTTAATCAGTTTGACGTAACGAATGCGGCAACAAGTAACGCGCCTAAACTCTCTGCTACTGGTGGTGATAGCAACATCGACCTTGATCTTGAAGCAAAGGGAACCGGCCATGTCACCATTCGAGGTAATACTAATGCTGGAGCTATACAGTTTAACTGTGAAGTAAACACTCATGGCGTCCTGCTGAAAGGCCCACCGCACTCCGCTGGAGCCACTTACTCGTTGGAGCTTCCAAATGCAGTCGGCAGTTCTGGGGATTTCCTAAAGGCTTCCGATGGTTCTGGAAAATTAGCATTTGCCGCTTTGTCTTTAAGCGACTTGAGCGTTACTGCCACTGCCACTGAACTTAATAAATTAGATGGTGTAACGGCCACCACTACAGAATTAAATTATGTAGATGTGACTACACTTGGTACCACCCAAGCTAGTAAAGCAGTGACAGCAGATGCTAATGGTGTTGTCACTTTTGATAACGGCAAGATTGAGGAATCAACCGCAATTACCTCAAGTTCAAACGCAGCGACAATTAATCTGCGCGATGGCGACAATTTTACTCACACACTAACTGAGAACGTGACCTACACATTCTCAAACCCTGCTGCATCGGGCAAGGTCAGCGCATTCACTTTGAAGGTTGTTCAGGACTCTTCTGCTAGAACAATTACATGGCCTGGGAGCGTAGATTGGGCAGCAGCTACTGCGCCCACTCTCACAGCGACCTCTGGTGGTGTAGATGTGTTTGTGTTTGTTACCTACGATGGTGGCACTAATTATTACGGCTTCACTGCTGGACAGGCGATGGGCTAATGAGCGCAGCTAATAAACTGTTACAAGCCGCCTCTGGTGGAGCGAAGGATGATCCTGTTTATGTAGATGATGTTTTTCAAACATTTCTATACAACGGCGATACATCTGCAACAAGCCGCACGTTGACCACTGGAATGGACTTTACCGATAGAGGTGGTCTTGCGTGGTTTAAGAGAAGGTCAAACCAAGGTGATTCACAGATATATGATACAGAAAGGAATAATTTAAAATATCTGGTAACAAACAGAAGCAATGCGGAAGCGGCTCAAGGAAGTCCCTCTAGTTTAATTAGCTTTAATAGTAACGGCGTGACCGTAGGACAAAATAGCCCTGTCAATGCAAATGGCGAAAAAATATGCTTGTGGCAATTTTTGAAACAGGCGGGATTTTTTGACATTGTTACTTACACTGGAGACAACTCTAGCAACAGGCAAATCGCTCATGACTTACAATGCGTCCCTTCCATGATATGGGTGAAAAGGACTGATTCTGGAGACTCTTGGTATGTCTATCATGTAGGTAATGGTCACACCAACCCCGAAGATTATTACTTGGAATTGAATGGCACTGGCACAAGGGTTAACAATGATAACTATTGGAACGACACGGCTCCGACAGCAACGCATTTTACAATAGGTGGTGCGGGTGGAGTAAACCAAGGTGGTGGAACCTTTGTTGCTTACTTGTTTGCAGGAACAGGCGACTCAGCAAGTCAGATATTTGGTGCAGACGGGGATGAAGCAATTATTAAGTCAGGGTTTTTTGAATACACTTCAAGCGGCCAAGACATAGACTTAGGCTTTGAGCCTCAGTGGATAATTTATAAAAATGCGTCAGGTTCCTCCACAAGCTACTGGGGTATTGCAGATGTTATGCGTGGACTCAGCCACCAACCAAATTCCACATCAAAGTATCTGAGAACAAATGCTAATGATGCTGAAGGCAATAACGGCATATTCCGCTTGTTGCACAATGGTTTTCGCAACACAGGAGGTTTCGGCAGTGGGGATAGAATTGTATATACCGCGATTGCTAAACGTCACAAACCCGCTGACTACGGGACAGACTATTTTGGCCTAACTGCATACACAGGAAATGATACTTCTGTTCGTACTTTTGAGTTTGGGCCTACACAATTTGATTGGCACGTTAATACGCGAACTGACGGTAATTCCGACGTTAAAACTTCTTTTCGTTCCTTTCATAGGGCAACGAGTACGTCAGCGCAACAGCTTGGTTCAGTAAAACTAAATGCAACGAACACTGATAATTCAGCAGATTTTACGATGGATCATACCGGCGGCATAACGACCACGACTAAGGGTACGTTGAATGGTGAAGATGACTATTATCAGGCGGCATGGATGCGGAGGCCGGGTCTGCTAGATATTGTTGCTTATGAAGGTAACGGTTCTGCTAGAACTATAAGCCATCAGCTAGACGCGGTTCCTGAAATGATGCTGATTAAAAGCAGAACTAGCACTAGACCGTTCGTTGTGTATCACTCTGGGATTGGCAACGATAAGTTTCTGAACATTACTAATACAGATGCGGCAACAAGTGCCGCTGTTTTCAACAACACGACACCAACAAGCTCTGTTTTTTCAGTGGGCGCACAAAATTCATCAAACGAAAACGGTAAATATTTCGTGGCCCTGTTATATGCGTCTTCTGCCGGAATTCAAAAAGTTGGTTCTTTTACAAAGAGTGGCAACACCGCTGTTGATTGCGGATTCGCAGCACACCCAAGATGGATAATGCTTAAAAGATATGACTCCACCGGAGATTGGTACGTTTTCTATGCTTTTAACAATGGCGGTAATGACACATATTATCTTTGGAATAGCAACCAGCCATCAGTTACTAATCAAAACTACATTGAAAATTACGCAGGAGGTTTTCAAGTAGAGGGATTAGATGATGGCGATTACATTTTTATGGCAATAGCTTAGGACAATAGTTATGGAATTTAGAGTACGATCAAGCGGAGAACTGAAATCACAAGGTGAAATCCGCAAGCTCAATCCGAATGTCTCACTCCCGAAAGTCTGGAACGAAAACGTCTACGAAGCGTTGGGTATCGATCCCGTAAATGAGACACTTAAACCGGAACCATCCTCTGCATATAAACGAGTTGTGCGAGATGGGGCAGAACAGGACTCTGATGGATATTGGCGACAAAAGTGGGTTGAACAGGATATGTTCACGGACACTGAAGAAGCTACAAAGTCTGAACAGGAAGCGGAATATCAAACTAAATTAGATGCTGATAAAGCTGAATCAGTGCGATCTGATCGTAATGCTAAACTCGCAGCAACAGATTGGATGGCATTGTCTGACGTTACTATGACTGAAGAGTGGAAGACTTATCGGCAAGCCCTGCGCGATTTGCCGGCACAGTCAGGATTTCCAAATAGTATTACTTGGCCCTCGGAGCCAAGTTAGAGGTATGTTTGATGAAAAGTCTATTGGTTTTAGCAATGTTTAGCATTTTTGCTATGCCTGTCTTTGGACAGACGCAGACCGAGATTACTACAACTGCAACAAGCTCATCATCAAACGTCAACACCAATAACAATACTAATACAACAAACTACACAGGAACTTCAACGAACAACAACACAAATAACTCAACAATTAATACCACTACAACCGGAACGAACTTAAATACCAACGTAAATTCAATGGACTATAACGGTGTTATTGAAAACATCAACACAAGTACCAGTAACAACACTAATACAAATGTTAACAACACCATATCAACAAATAATTCTACGAACATAAATACAAATAATACGACGAGCAATTCAACGTCTAACAGCACGAGCTTTACGACAAGCAATAGTGTTAGCGACATTACAGCTATAAACACTAATAACAACGTGAACAATAGCCAAAGCATTAGCGACTCAACGCAGCGAGTAACACAAAAGGTGGAATCACCCCCGCCAAGTGCTATCGCGCCAAGTATTGGCAGCAGCTATAGCCAGGACTTATGTACAACAGGTATATCAGGGGCAGTTCAGACACAAATATTAGGCTTGTCTACAGGTCGTTCAGTCAGAGATATCAATTGTGAGCGAATCAAGTTAGGCAAGACTCTTTATGACATGGGTATGCGGGTCGCAGCAGTTAGTCTGATGTGTCAGGACTATCGCGTATGGTCAAGCATGATGAGTGCTGGAACGCCCTGCCCGTATGATGGAAAGATTGGTGATGAGGCAAAAGCTCTCTGGGAAGCTAATCCTGATCGGATACCAGAGCCAGATCGGAGGGTAAGGTGAAAAAGTATTTATCCATTCTTTTATTCCCGACTGTCTCTTTTGCTAATAACTTGTCTCCAGACGGGATGACGCAGGTAATGAGCGGCGTTGATGACAAGGCTGTTTCAGTAGAGATGGGTCATACGTTTCCGTGGTTGGATCAAGTTTTTACTCATGCTTGGATGAGTACGAATGGGTTTGTGCTGATGTACAACCCCACCACTGGGGTAGGCGCACAGTCAGCACCGTTGCGTGGTTTTTGTTGCAGCGGGTATTCCCATCTGTCAGGGATGCCCACTTATATGCCA